CTTACACGCTGATGTGTACACCTTAGCAATGAGAACCTCCAAAGTTCCCTCCCTCAGACCCCTTCGGAGAAATCCCTAGGGGTTCTTTTTATTCTCGATAAGGACATTCAACCATGTGGACTTTACTTTTCTTGTTCGGCTGGCACAGCGAACCTCAGATGCAGCAGACCCCTTTCTTTGAAACTAAAGAAGCCTGTGTGCAAGCAGCTAACCAAACATATAAGACTGTGCAGCAGTTTAACAAGCGCGTTGCTAACTCGTTCGTCTACACATGTGTTAGTTCCAAATGAATACACCTAGCCCACGAACAGTACGTGACCAAATCAGCCGCACGAACGTACACAAAGGTCAGATAGTCGCCTTCAAGTTACTCGATGGTATCTCAAGTGAACCTCAAGGCGACCAGCTAGTAGGTATCGCTATGTTGTTCCTGATGATGTGCGAACGATTCAAGCAAGACCCCCGTGATGTTCTTTCCGTTGGCTCCCGTGTTCTCTACGACTCCCTTTCGATTGGTCGAGGTGAACACACACGGGCTATCAAACAATTCCTAAACATGGAGATTAAAACGTAATGACAGCTTATCAAGAACGTCTGCTATCCGAAGCTCGTGATATGTGGGAACGCGGACACCGTATTCCTACTGACCTCTACGCTCGTATGGCACAGGAAGGTTTAGATGTACAAACCCTAGAAGAAACTTACTACAAGGAGTAACAAAATGATTCAGCAAAAAGTAACGATGGTCACTGAGAACGCAGTAGTGAAGGCGGGTCAATGGGCTTATGTAGGCACTAAGACTGACTATCACTTTAAGGACGATGTAACAGGCTTAGAGTGGACTCAATCTTTGTTAGCTCCCCGCGCTATGCGACAACGTGACCGCAACAAGTACGACAAACCACATCAATCAACTAAACGTCTACAAGGAAAACATTAAACATCATGGCAACTACTGATAAAAAGCCGAAAGCTAAACAATATATTACCCCGAAGGGTATCTTTCAGTACCCTTACCTCATCAAGCCTGATTATGGTCGTGAGGGGTTCGAGAACACTGAAGGTATCTACAAGGTAAACCTTAAGTTATCTGAAGAGGACGCTGCACCAATCCTAGAAGCTCTCCAACCGATTCACGATGAAGCAGTTAAAGAGGGTGAACAGAAGTTCGCTCAGTTAAAAGTAGAGGCTCGTAAGAAACTGAAGTCTCTGACTGTTACTGACTTGTACGAAACTGTGTACGACCCTGATACTGAAGCTCCAACTGGTGAGATCATCTTTAAGTTCTCCACAAAAGCTAGCGGTGTCAATAAGAAAACTAAAGAGCCTTGGAATCGTAGCATCCCTTTGTTCTCAGCTTCAGGTAAGAAATTCAAACCGACTATGGTAGGTGGGGGTACGTTAGGTAAGGTCTCCTTCGAGGCAGCACCTTACTTCATTCCCGGTACTGGTGTAGCTGGCGTTAAGTTATACCTAGTAGCTGCTCAGATTCTTGAGTTGTCTGAAGGTAGCGGCGGCGGTTCTGCTGGTAGCTATGGCTTTGGTTCTGAGGCTGGCTACGAAGACCCTGAGTCTGAGGATGATGGTGGCTTTGGTGCTGCTGATGCTTCAGGTGACGACACTCCTGACTCCGGTGGCGATGAAGATAACTTCTAAGAAACCCCGTCATTTCTCTTCAGCGGTTCGTCAACGTGCAATCGCTGAGGGCTATCGAAGTGGACTAGAAGAAGTCACAGCTCAATACCTTACCTCGAAAGGGGTAGGGTACAAGTACGAAGAGTTAGTCATAGGGTACACAGAACCTGTGAAGACTCGTAAGTACACACCTGACTTTGAGTTGGAGAATGGAATCATCATTGAAACCAAGGGTAGATTCCTCACCAGCGACAGACAGAAACATCTATTAATCAAAAAGCAATTCCCTCAGTACGACATTCGCTTTGTCTTCAGTAACTCTAAAGCTCGCCTCTCGAAAATCTCTAAGACTACATACGCTATGTGGTGTGAGAAGAACGGCTTCAAGTTTGCAGACAAGGTAGTCCCTGACGAATGGCTCAAGGAGAAATCTTAATGAGTACCGTTTATGTGGTAAGCAAGCCAATAGTGGTAATGGAGTTAACCATAGAAGACGCTAAGAAACTCAAGCAGCTTTTAAGTCTGAGTGGTTTTCTAGACAAAGGCACTTACGATGGTGAGGACTATACCTATGAGGATGTAGAACTTACCTCAACATACTTACACAGTAGTTTAAAGCAAGCGATTGAAACAACCAGCAATCCTTAAGTACCTAGTAGTTCACTGTTCAGCATCCCGCCCGAAGAATCACACCGACATCACAACGATAACCAAAGACCATAAGCTACGGGGCTTCGCTACTGTAGGGTATCACTACGTTATCTTGAGGGACGGTACGATTCAGAAGGGTCGGCCTGACGATGAAGTAGGAGCGCATGTATCAGGTAAGAACACTGGCTCCCTAGGTATATGTCTTGTAGGTGGTCTTAACGACATCACAGGGAAACCTGAGAACAACTACACAGATAAACAACTAGCAGCTCTATCAGGACTGCTATTCAAATTAACAGTAGCACACCCCCAAGCGATTATCTTAGGACATCGTGACTTATCCCCTGACCTCAACAAGAACGGACGTATAGAACGCTCTGAGTGGTTAAAGGACTGTCCCTGCTTTGATGTTACTGAGTGGTGGGTGAAAGAAACCAAGGAAAAATTATGAATAAAGAAGACTTAGTAGTAGGTAGCTTGTATGTAGTAGATGACCCTTGTGGTACGGAATTTAGAACAGGTGATGTAGTCGCCTTCCACTACAACGATGGTACATCATCTCCACAATTCAGACGCATTACAGACAACCAGAAGCAATGGGTACACGTATCGGCGGTCTCTCCACAGGCACCTAAGCCAACTCTTGAAGTAGGCCAACGAGTACGCGTAGTAGACCCTGTGCTGACAGGTGGTAAGTACGATAGACATTCAGAAGGTGTTGTTCTAAATGTAGATGCTCGGTCATCTCAAGTACAGTTTGACAACGGTAATACAGCTTGGATATGGCCTACAGAGGTTGTAGTCATTGCGTCTACACCATTAGAGACTGCTAAGGCTCGTTTAGCTGGTACACAACGTATCTACGATGAAGCTAGTGAAGTCCTTGAGTCAGCTCAAGCTGCTTTCAAGATGGCTGATGCAGCACACGGTAAGGCAATCGAAGAGTTCAATAAAGCTAGTCGTGAGTTTACTCAAGCTGACATCAAGAACCTTATGGTAGTTGAGTTAGCACCTTCTCTTGTTAATAAGGCAGAGCTACGCTTGGTTGTTTACGTTAACGATGGCTACGTTTTCTTAGATGAATCAGGAGTACATAAGAATGGTGCAACCAGCAGTACCTTACTAGCTGTACGTAACGCTTGGTCTCAAAAGACCGACAAGACCTTCCCGGTCACCCTGTAGTTTCTCCTAACAATTCCTCAAGGATTCCCTCATGAAATTCATCGCATCAATCATTAACTTCATCTACCCGTCAACAGTTCAAGGTGTCTTAGGTTCATTCCAAAAGACAGTCAACAACCTTCATAAAGTTTCAGCCCGTCAGAATCTTAAGGCTGATAAGTTGGACGCTCAGATTGAAAAGCTATGGGCTAAGGCTGACGACAAAGAAGAAGTCTTAATCGCTGCACGTATCGAGGCTAACAACGCTTCTGCATTAGCTGCACGTATCTCAGACCAATTCGGTTTAACCGTTTAGTCTCTTCGAGGGAATTGCTTAACAGCGTTCCCTTTTCTTTTACATCTTTTAAGAAGGAAAGATAAATGACACCACAAGTAAAAACCTTACTGACCCACTTACAGGAACATGGCAGCATCTCTCAGGCAGAGGCTAACGTAGTTTATAAAATTCGTTGCTTACCTACACGAGTGTTCGAGCTGAAAGCCTTAGGTTACAAGATTAGTAAAGAGCTTAAGAAAGACCCTACAGGTCAGCGATATGCGCGTTACTCATTGGTTAAGCCTACTGTTATACCTAAAGTCGGCGACCGAGTTCGTGTGATTCTCGCTGACGAGACCTTCAATACTTACAACCTAGGCGATGTCGGTACGGTAACCGAAGTTGACACTGAAGATGAAATGCTTTACGTGGACTTCGACCACAAACCTATCATCCCACCCTTCCTTTGGTTTAAAGAAGTAGAGGTGATTGCTTAATGCCTTTAGCTACTCAGATGCAACAAGCCTTCAGTAAATTCTTAGGAATCCCTGTAAGTCAACTCGTGAGACCAAGTAAGAAGCCTATGTGGAACGCTTCGGTCTCTTTCAAAACCTACAAAAAATTACAACGTGAAGGAGTCTTAGCATGAATCGTGGATTAGCTTGGTTGGCATTGTTCGCCGTAATCGGAGTGGCTGCATGGGGGTGGGTACTTAACGTCATCGCCTTAGCTACTGCTACAGGTATCACTGGTCTCGTACTCCTACGTGCTATCGGTATCTTCGTAGCTCCCCTAGGCGCAATCTTAGGGTTCATCTAGGAGATGGAAAGACAGGACTCGACAGAGAAAATCTTTAGTCATCATGAGTCCTGTCCTAAGTGTGGAAGCAGGAACGGCCTAGCGGTTTACACCAATGGTCATGTCTCCTGCTTCTCTATGGGGTGTGACTACTTCAGATTCCCCGATTCAGATAGACCCTCCCCAAACACACCTAGGAAACAGAACAAGATGGCTGGTGATTTAATTTTAGATGGTGAAGTACAAGCCCTACCCAAGCGAGGAATCTCACAGGAGACTTGCGAGAAGTGGGGTTACAAAGTAGGTAAGCATAAGTCAGGTAAGACAGTTCAAATTGCCTCACATATTAAAGACGGACAGATAGTAGCGCAGAAGCTACGGTTCGCTGATAAGACATTCTCAGTAGTAGGTCAAGGTAAACTGATGACACTCTACGGTAAACACTTGTGGAGAGATGGTGGTTTACGAGTAGTTATTACTGAAGGAGAGATTGACGCACTGTCAGTCTCCCAAGTACAAAACAATAAGTGGGCTGTAGTCTCACTCCCTAACGGCGCATCAGCCGCTAAGAAATCTATACAACAAGACCTTGAGTGGCTAGAGAACTTCGATGAAGTAGTCTTGATGTTCGACAATGATGAGGCTGGTAATGCAGCCCTAGAAGAGTGTGTCTCACTGTTCACTCCCGGCAAGTGTAAGGTCGCTAGGCTTCCTCTTAAGGATGCTAACGAGATGCTTATGGCTGGTCGAGGTCAAGAGATCATAAGTGCTATTTGGGATGCTAGGGTCTATCGTCCTGAAGCTGTAGTCTCCGCTGCTGATATACGTGATGAAGCTACTAAGGTTCCTGAGATGGGTATTCCTTGGTGCTGGCCTAGCCTTACTGACCTAACCTTTGGAATCCAACGTAGAACTTCATATTACATTGGTGCTGGTGTCGGTATCGGTAAGACCAATTGGGCTAAGGAACTTCAGTCATGGTTAGTCAACGTCCATAATCTTAAGGTCGGTGTGTTCATGCTTGAGGAACCCCTAGGTAAAACCTTAAAGGGTATCGCTGGTAAGTTCGTAGGTAAAGCCTTCCATCGCCCTGATAAGGGATTCACTCAGGAAGAAATCACTGAGGCAATCGGCACGTTAGACGAGAAGGTATTCCTGTACAACCATCCTACGTCCGGTACTGAGTGGGGCGACATCAAGAAAGCAATGCGCTACATGGTCGTATCGTGTGGTGTGAAAGATATTTTCTTAGACAACCTCACAGTAATGGTCGCACATCTCCCGGCTTCAGAAGCTAACGATGAAGTGAACCGTATCGCTAAGGAAATCAAAGAGCTTCTACAGGAACTGGACTTCACCTTATATGGCTTCTCCCACTTGAACAAACCTGAAAAGGGTTCAAGCCATGAGGAAGGCGGTAAGGTTCTTGAGAGTCAA